CTTCTCCTAGCCCTTGGCCAGCACAAACTGGCTACGGCGGTCGTTACAGAAGAAGTTGTAGGTGCAGTCCACGTACTGGGTAATAGTACGGTGATGCAGGGGGTGAGGCTGAACTCTCGACTCCTTCATGTATTCCCCTCGCAGGAATACGGGCTTGAAGTTGTTCCAGTTCAGGCCATAAACGGCATCAATCTTACTGGTGCCCGAGTACACGTCATCGTCAATCTTCGGAACCCAGATCACGGGGTTGCGACGGAACTGCACAAGGCCGTCCTTGCTAGCTACATCGTTGCCCAGATTATCGTTCTGAGACTCCAAGATTTCCTCCATCTTTGAGATCACGGCGTACGTGGTGTAGTACGCATGGTCAATGCTCTTGTTGGAGAAAGGTCCATCGACGGGCGGCTTGAAGAACGTCTTCACAGAAGCTTCCCGCATCTTTCGGATGAGGTCGCTCTTGGACACGTTCGTGTACTTGCCGACCCAGTTGCGCCACTTGCTGGCGTCATCGACATCATTCTCGGCAACGCTGGGAGCAAGACCGCCAACCTTGGTGTGACCCAAGTCGTCGTTGTTGTCCTTGACGGGCAGGTCGCCCTTGAAACCGGCTGTGGCCGGAGGACCCGTGTCCGCAGCAACACCGCTGTCCTTCGAGATCCAGTACTTGATCCCGAGGGGGGCGACTTCGTCGCCGCTGGCCGGAGGCTCGCCCCAGAAGTTCTTCTCCATCAACTCAGCCAAGCTGGTCATCGCGTCAATACGCGACACCTTCAGCAGGTCGACAAGACGGGACGGCTCGCGGTTCATCGCCACGATCCGCTCTTCAATCGCCCAGTGCGTCTCACTGTGACGCCAGTTGACCTGACCGTTGTCCATGACATCGGCGGTCGTCGGGTTGTCTTCCTCGTTCAGTTTCACGTTCCGTGCAGCGTTGTTGCTGTACAGGCGAACATTGAACTGGTGGCCGTAGCCACTGCCGAACTCGACCCGCTTCTTCCGGAGCAACTCCGGCATCGCGGTGTGCTTCTGGATCTCGGGGACGAGATCCGTCCACGTCAGCTTCTCGAAGTTCTTGAGGGTGGTAACGATCAGGTCAAGATAATCACTGCTGTCACGGGTGACGCCAGCGTTATGCAGACCAGATGCGATTTGATAAGCCATAGTTCCTTATTACGTCAAATCCATCCCTTTTCCTTCTGCCACTGGTAAGCCGCCTGCAACGCAGCCTGCTCAGCATTGGCAGGAGTAGAGTCCGTGTGCGTCGGCTTGGCCGTCGTCTGCGAACCCATCTTCTTTGACTTCTCTGACGCCTTTCTAAGAGTTTGGTTTTCGATGTTGCCGCTAAAGGAGGCCCCGAAGGCCTCGGTCACAAGTTGCCGCATCGGGGGAACTCGCTCACCTCGTGCCGCATATCCAAAACCAAGACGGGAAGTCGCATCCGCCAAGGTTTTACGGTTGCCCGACGTTTCAGCCCCTAGACCGTCATAGGAGCCTCTGCCGAACAACCCCTCGTCCATAGTATTACAGATTTCATCGAACTCGTCAGCACTAGCCTTGGCTGCACGCTGCTGCTCTTTGCTCTGAAGTGCATGATTTACGCCCTTCATCTGCTCAATCTCACCCCTCAGGGAAGAAATCTGATCAGAGTAATGGCGGTTCATCTTTGCGATGGGGTCGTCATCGTCCACATCCTCGTCAAGAACGAAGTCTCCCTCACCCTCGTAGAACTGCTGCTGGTCCTCAGCCCCAACAGCAGTGCTGACCTGCTGAACCATCCTCTCGAAGGCGGCTGGGCCTCCGGAGAAGTTCTGCACCTCTTCCCTGCTCAGGTTGAGATACCGGCCCCAGTTGAAGTGGTCCTCAGACCAGTTATGGACAGCAGGGGGAGACCCCAATTGATTCTCCCCGCCACTTTCCCCTCCATCGTCTTCGACGGAGACAGCTTGTTCTTGTTCGGTTTCGCCCTCTTCCTCCTCAACCTCCTCCATCCGTACGGAAGGCTCCTCGTCCATGTACTTGTCGCCCTCGTCCACATGCTCCTGAATCTCCTCGTCAGACAAAAAGTCGTCCGTCTCGATAACGGGAGCTTCCTCTGTCGCCTCTGCGGTTTCAGCCTTGTCCTTCGCCATCTTTCAACTCCCTAATGAACACCGTCTTTGTTGTGCATCCCGATCTTCCTCAGGAAGTCGGTTTGATGCCGGAGGCTTTTGAAGTGGGGCCTGCCCATCCCATCAAAGTGTGTAGGTACACCGTGCTTACGAGAGTGTTCAATTGCAGCTTCCCTGTCAACAGGGTGAACAGCCGCGCCCTCAGACTTTATGACACTGCCTGACTCCCAAGAGCGTCTGATGTTCCCAGCACCCTTTGGGTTCTTGTTGAACTCGCCCCTGTCCACAACCTTCCCGTTCACCCTGTACACGACCGCCACTAGTAGCTCCTCCTCAGTGGCCGGATCGGACCACCCCTGTCGGGAATCTGACCCATGGACCGTCCCTGCTCGGCACGAGGGACGATGCTGAACCCGCCCCCCTCGATTGGTGATGGTAGTGGCCGGTACTGGGGAACCTGAGGAACGCCGCCCTGAGGTGGGAAGTACGTCCCGCCACGGACACCCTCGGCACCCTGAAAACCAACCCCAGACGCCTCGCCGATCTTTCGGGAGATCCGGCTCAGGTTCTTGTGGGCGTCGGCAATACGCTTGCTGATCTTCTTCAGCTTCCTGTCCATGGCCGCACGAGTGACCTTCTTCTTCAGGAGACGCTTGGCCGTGCTGCCTGACCCGCCCTGAGCCTTCTCCTCAAGCTCCTCGTCAGTGAGGTCCTGCCACATCCTGAACCGCCGCTCAAGATCCCGCTGCCGCTGTTCCTCGGCGTGTTCCTCCGGAGACATCCGGGGTGGCACCAGAGGACCCGAGCTTGGCTGTGGCGGTCTCTGCATCTGCTGCGGCTGCGGCGGCTGCATCTGCTGCTGGGGAGAGAAGAGGGGCCTCGGTGCCTCGATGGGGGGTGCCTCCATCATCCTCAGAACGTCCGGCGGGGGCGTCCGCATGGATCCGCGAATCGCTCGACCCGTGTTCGGGAAAACCGCCATGACTATCTCCTTTGGCTGTATTGACGATGGATTCGGGACATCCCAGCGGGGAATCGTCTTCCGTACTCGCGAGGCGGCGGGTCGTACGGTCGCCTGTGAGGAGGCAACGCCATAGGCATCTGCCTTGGGGTGGCCGGTGGTGCGGGCGGGGCGTACAACGTCTCAGGGCCGGTCCATCGCCGGGGAGGCATCTGCCTTGGGGAGGCCGGTGGTGCGGGCGGGGCGTACAACGTCTCAGGGCCGGTCCATCGCCGGGGGTCCCTCTGGGCTGGCTCGGGAGGGATCAGCCGTGGAATCGGGGGCGGGGGCGGGTCCATGGGGATGTAACCCCCGTAAGACGGTGGAACCAGCCTCGGCATCGGTGGCGGCGGCGGGTCCATGTCCATCAACCTTCGCGCACCCAAGTCGTGCCCCTTGGGGAGACGACGCGGAGCGGTCATCTCCCTGAGCGCCTTGTCCCACTCCCTCGACTCGGCCATTGCCTCGGCCAACTCCTTGCGCATCCTGTCCCGCTCCCTGTAAAGGTCCCCCATCTTGTCCTTGGTCCGCTTGCCGGTCTTGGCGTCACGGCCACGTACTGGGGCCTGCAAGGTCGGTGCCACCATTCGTTTCGGTGGTCCGGTTGGGAGACTCCCCACGTCCATCAACTCCGGAGGAAGCTCCCCGCCCCACACCTTGCGCCACTGACGACCGAAGTCACGAGTGGCCTCGTCGCTGGGGTACAGTTCCGAGGATCGGCGACGCCTAGGAGCGGGAGGGACTGAAGCGTTGTACGACGGGGGTCTCGGACCCTGCCTTTCCTTTTCGAGACGCCTCATCCTCTCCAAGTGCGCCGCCATGTTCGGGTTCCAGTTCTCCCCTCCCACTGTCGTGCGGGTGCCGCCGCTCTCGGGGTATTCACCGGCGGGGTAATGGCGGGGAGGGCCTGACTCCAGACCGATTTCATCCCGCACCCTTTGCCGGTAATAGTGGTCATAGATGTCTCGAACCTGACGCTCGCCCCCATCAGGGCGACGGAGGTGCGGGGGAAGGTCGTGATAATTCTCCTGACCCTCGTACCCCATCCACTCGTCCTCTAGGCCAGCAGTCTGGGCGCGGCCTATGTCCGAGTAATAAGGAGTTCTGGGCGGGGCTGAACGTCGTCGTTTCCTGTCTGGCATTATCCCATCCCTGTTAGTTGACGCATGGCTCCGGCGTTTTCACTCCCCTGACTCTTCCCACCCATCAGCGTGTTGATCAATGTCTGCTGGGCACCCTGCGGAGTCGCCCCCGGCCTAGAGATCCGCTCGTTGACCCTGTGGCTCGTGCTGGGAGACGAGGGGTCCTCAGCAGCACCCTGAAGCTGGTTGGGATCCATGCCGCCCGGCGACTTCACAATCTCGAGCAACTCCGGCAGGTCGGCGTACTTGCTGTACATCTTCACAAGCTCCGCGAAGTTGATCTGCATGCCCTGCTGCACCATGAGCGGCATGGCGGGCATGAACACTCCAGTCACCAACTGGTTCAGCTGCTGGAGACGCTGAGCAGGGGACCGGTACTGCATCGAGTGCGGCTCTACGTTTATCTCGTAGTTGTAGTAATCGGCACCGCGCCGGTCCTCGGGGGTGAGCGGGGACCTAAGGGGGTCCATCCCGCCGCCAACCTCCACCTCGGCGTCGTATGTCTCGGTCGGGTTTTCCCAGAGGTAGGATCCGAAATCCTGCAACACCTTCTTCGTGAACAGGTACACCCTGTCCTGCATGCCAGACATCCGCTGGTTGGCCGAAGCGTGCAACAACTGGTCCTGACCCAGCGTTTCAGCCTGAGGTCCAAGGCCACCCAGTGCGTCCAAGTTCCCGTTCAGCCAAGAGAACATCTCCTTGGACTGAAGCATGAAGGCGAAGTTGCTCTGATCCACGCCACCGAAGCTCTTGGCTTGAACGGCGTCAGGGTTGTCCACGGCAACAATCTCACCGTCGTTCGCCATGCGGATCCGCTCGGCGTCCTCGGTGTCCTCGCCTCGGGTGACCCCGATGTGCTTGACCCGCTGGGCCTGACGGTCCAGCTTCCGGTACAGGCCGTTGACGATGCGGTGTAAGCCCTGCCACAGCATGGCCGGTGCCAGCGGCATCGACTGGCCGTCCACTTCATTGAAGAACAGCTTGTGGAAGGGGCCGTCCTCGGGTCCGTCCCAATCGACAACCCTGAGGGGCGGGCCGGAGTCGTTCGGGATCATGGTGATGAGAAGTTTTTCCTTCTTGAGGAAGACCTCCCACAACTCGATGCGGGGGTCCATCTCCTCGTCGGCAGACGACCACCCCTGCGACAGGGTGTGGAGACGCTCGTCACCCGACTCGTTGAAGTTCGAGTACTCGGCACTCCGCAGCTTCTCGCGGACATTCTTGCGGAACGACTGGTCCTCGACAGCCTCGCTGCGCAGTATCCGGTATCGGTGCCCCTCGTAACCAACCTCCTCGGGGACACGGGCCGTCATGTCGTGGACCCAGTCGTCCAACAGGATCGACTCCACGAAAGGCTCGGTCTTGCTGAACGCGTAGCCGTCCACCGAGTAGTCACCCATGGACTGGAGGCCGACCTTCACGATCCCCATGCTGAACAGGGCCGACCTCACCGAACGCTGCAACGCTTGGTGGAGCTTGTAGTCGGTCAGCTTCTGGTTCATCACAACCTCAAGCTTCGCGGCCTGTGACCGGAACTTGGGGTTCTGACAGAAAATCGAGACCCTAGGAGGGCGGGAGACCAAGTTCTGCTGGTAGATGTTCGAGGCCAACTCCATCAGGTTGACGTGGACAGGCTTCGACACGCCGTCGTCCGAGTAGTACACACCAACGTACTGCTCGATGGATTCC